CTGGTCGAGAGCGTGCCCGCCGCGACTGAAAAGCCCGCGAAGAACACCAAAGCCACCACTGATAAGGTCGAGTAAGCATGCCAAAGGTTACTAATTTCGAGCACAACGGCGTAACGCTGCAGACCAGCGAGTCGCCAGAAGCCATTGGCGGCCTGGGTAATAACGTCGTCTGCCTGGTGGGCACTGCCCCGAATGCTCATGTGAGCATTCCGCGTAACGTGCCGTTCCGCATCAATGACTTCACCACTCAGGCGTTGCTTGACACCACCAACGCCGAGTCGGGAACGCTGTTCCAGGCCGTTTACCAGATCCTGAAAGTCACCAAGGTCCCGGTTTACGTCATTGTCGTCGAGAAGGGCACCACCGACGCGCTGACGCAGACCAACGTCATCGGCGGCGTCGACGCGGTCTCTGGCCAGCGAAAGGGTATCGCGGCCATCCCGCTCTGCCAGGAAATGCCGACCATCATCGGCGCCCCAGGCTTTTCCTCGGTCAAGGCGGTGCATAGCGAGCTCGCATCGATGGCGGCGCGGATCCGCTGCCGATTCGTTTTTGACGGCCTGGATGTCACGGTCGCGGCCCAGGTGACTAACAGCGAGAGCATGGGCGCTGCAGGCTACGAGCGCGGCTACATGGTTCACCAGATGGCCGCCGTCTACTCCAAGGCTGCCCAGGGCAGCGTTTTCCTGCCGCCGTCTGTGCTGGCCATCGCGCACATGGCCAAGCGAAAGCCGTGGGAGAGCCCGGGCAACCAAGTCACCTACGCCGAGGGCGTGTCGCGCACTGTTGAATACATCATCAGCGACAGCAGCACCGAGGGCGATCTGCTGAACAGCTACGGCGTGAGCTACTACGCCCGAACCGAGCTGGGCGGCTTCTCTCTGATCGGAAACCGCTCGATCTCCGGCAAGTTCATCAGCTTCGTCGGCCTCGAGGATGCCCTCGCCAGAAAGCTCATCGGGTCGGCGCAGAAGGGCATGGCGCAGAACCTCACCAAGAAATTCATGGAGCAGGAGGTGGAGCGTTACAACACCTGGCTGCAGGGCCTGGTGGCTGACGAGACCATCCCGGGCGGGAAGGTCTATTTGCATCCCGACCTGAACACCGTCGAGAAGTACAAAAACGGCACTTGGTACGTGGTTTTTGACTACGGCCGCTACTCGCCAAACGAAAACATGGTCATGCAGCTGAATGCTAAAGACTCGATCATCGAAACCTTCTTGGAGGACGTTCTCTAATGTTTACTAACCGCGTTCGGCAGATCATCACTGCCACCCTGCAGGGCCTCCCGCTGATGGCAACCATCGACGAGTTCGAGCCGCCGAAAATCGAATTCGAGATGGAGGACATGCGCGGCGGGCGCTTCGTGTCCGAGGAGATGGCGACCGGCCTGAAAGCGCTGAGCGCTAAGCTGACCCTGCAGGGTATCGGCCTGCCGATCTTCACTGCCCTGGGCGTGGGCGGCGGCGATTCGATCATGCTGACCGTCGAGGAGGCCGGCGAGGATCAGGACGGCAATGAGTGGTTCGCTTACTACATCTGCGCTGGAAAGCTCAAGATGCAGGAGGACAAAACCCTCAAGATGAAGGACAAGCCGGTCACCATTCTGGAAATCGCCCTGCGCAGTTACAAGCGCCTCGAGAACGGCGTCCCGGTCGTCGAAATCGACACCCGCACGCAGACCGTCGTCATCAACGGCGTCGACATGATTAAGGGTGCTCGTCGCCTGGCCGGCATGGTCTAAGGCCGGCTCGTCTCCCGCTCCCTCAAAGCCGCCTGCTGGGCGGCTTTTTCTTGCCTAAAGGATTCTGAAATGCGCCAGCCGAAGCCCTGGACCAATCTCTCGCACACTCTCGTTTTCCCGATCGACATCGATGGCGGCGAGCTCATCACTGAGGTCGTCCTCAAGCCCTTCACAGTGGAGCAGCATCGCGCGGCCTTGGTCGAGGCCGGGAAGGACGAGGATGCCCGCTATGAGGCGCTGCTGCGCCTGGCTAGCGGACTGCCCGAGGAGCATGTCGACCTGCTCAAGCGGCCCGACTATATCTCGCTGCAGAAGCTCCTGCAGGAGTACATCAGCCTCCCGGCGACCTACTTCCAAGAGATCAAGCTCGAGGATCCGGATGATGCGCCGCTTCTTATCCCGATCAAGGGCATCGGTCGCACTATCGAGCGCGTGACGATCGAGCCGCCGGCGGTCCGCGTGACCAAGGCAATGGGCAAGCTCAAGACGGACGACGACCGTGCGGATTTCATCAGCGCGGCTTGCACCGGCCTACCGGCGCAAGTGCTGAAGGGTATGGCCATTCCTGACTGGACTCAGCTGCAGATGAGGCTCGACGATTTTTTAAACCAGCCGGCCTCTTACTTTCAGCCAACGACCTCGAAGTAATCCTCGATGTCGTGCCTCTCGCCTACCACGTCGGCGAGGCGGAGATTCTGGAGTGGGATGCCCCCAGGGCAATGCGCCGGTATGAGCTCGCCATGATCCGGCTGGGCTCTGGTAAAAAAGAGGGGTAGGGCATGGGTGCCGAGTCAAAATATTCGCTGCGCCTGGCTGCCGTCGATGCCTATTCGGCTACGTTCGGCGACTTCAAGCAGAAGGCGGGCGGGCTTCAAGATGTAATGAAGCTGCAGCAGGCCGAGCTTAAAAAGCTCAACGACGCCGCGCGTTCTGCTGAGGGCTATACCCGCCTCGGCGAGAAGCTCAAAGCGACCCGCACGGCCCTCGAGGCTGCCCGCATCGAGCAGGCCAAGACCTCTCGAGAGCATGCGACGGCGACGGCCAAGGTGGCGCAGCTGACGGCCGAGCAGAAGCAGGCTGCGGCATCGCTGAAAACCCTGGGCGCCTCGAGCGAGGCAACGGCCGCGCAAGTGCGCGCAGCTACTGCCGAGGAGAGCAGGCTCTCGCGCGAGCTCAAGACCGCCACGGCAGAGCTCGGGCGCCTCGATCAGGCCCAGGACAAGGCCACGGCGGGGGTGAAAACCCTGCAGGCGGCCCAGCGCGCCCAGGTCAACGAGCTGCGCACGTTGAAAGCGAGCCTGTCCTCGGCTGGCGTGGATACGGGCAAGCTGGCGGCAGAGCAAAAGCGCCTCGAGGCCGCAACCGAGTCGGCCAATGCGGCGCTTGCTGCTCAAAAGGCCAAGCTCGAGGCCGTGAAGGGCGCGCAGCAGCGTATCGAGGCGAACCGGGACAAGCGCGGCGAGTTGCGCGGGCAGATGGTCGAAACCGCTGCATTGGCGTATGTGGCGAGCCGGCCAGTGTCTCAGGCCATGGACCTCGAAACGGCCATGGCTGACGTCGGCAAGGTCATCAACTTCGAGGAGGGTGGCAAGGAGGCGATGGCCTCGGCCAACTTGAAGCTGGCGAGCGATCGGCTGATCGCCTCGTCGGGCATGACGGCGCTCGACCTGGCGAAAATCGAGTATGCCGCCGGCCAATCGGGCATCGGCAACGATATCAAGGACAAGGACGGCAACGTCGACGTAAAGGCCAAAACCGCATCGGTAATGGACTTTACTCGCGACGCCGCGATCATGGGTTCAGCCTTCGATATTGATGCGCAAACGGCCGGCGAAACCATGGCCGGCTGGCGTGCATCGATGGGTTTGGATCGAACCAAGACGCTCGACCTGGCTGACGCCACCAACTACCTCGGCAACAACTTTAACGCCAAGGCGGCCGATATCGCGGCTGTGGTCAAGCGGTTCGGCGCAGTGGGTAAGGCCTCCGGCCTCACTCCCGAGCAATCTGCAGCGCTGTCGGCTGCTCTGCTCAACCCTGGCACCGAGAAGGAAATCGCCGGCACTGGCTTCAAAAACTTCACCTCGGCGCTCGTGGCTGGCAAGTCGGCCACCAAGGGCGAGAAAGAGCAGTGGAAGGAGCTCGGGTTCGACCCTGAGGACCTGGCCGGCGACATGCAAAAGAACGCGCCTGAGACGATCATGCGCGTCCTCGAGGCAATCAAGGAGCAGCCGGTCGAGGAGCAGGCGGCTATTGCCACCAACCTGTTTGGCTCCGAGTCCATTGGCGCCATCCAGCCGCTGCTTGAAAACCTGGGCGAGGTGCGCCGGGCTTTCGGCATGGTGGCGGATAAGAGCAAATACGCGACCTCGGTTATCGGCGAGCAAGGGTCGATGATGCAGGAGGCGGCCGGCGTTGCGAACACCTCGCGCACCGGCTGGAACTCGTTCACCGCGCGCCTGACGCGCCTGAGCACGGTTATCGGTAATGCGATGTTGCCGGTGCTCAATGCCGTCCTTACGCCGCTAGGCGGGCTCGTCGACATGGTATCGAGCGCAGCCGAGACCTTCCCGGGAATAACCGGGGCCTTGGCTGTTGCTGCTGCAGGCCTGACCGCGCTCAAGGTTGGGGCGCTCGGCCTCAAGTTCGTCGGCCTGCTGTTCGGCCAGGCTTTCAACCGGGGGAGCTTGGCTCGGGCGAAGCTGAATGCGAGCACTGTGGACACTGCACGGCAGGCAAACGCTGCTGTGGCGAGGCTTAACGCCACGCTCGGGCGGGTCGGCGCCGGGCCAGGCGCAGCGGGCGCCGGTGGCGCGGGTCGCTCTACGGCCGGCGGTGGGGCTGCTGCAGGAGCTCGCGCGGCCCGCACCGGACGCCTTGCGCGCCTGGCTGCTGCCGGCGGTAAGGTCTTGGCGCCGGTTGCGGCGGTGCTGGGCGCTGCGGGTCTTGCTGGTGGCGCTTTCGGCTCGATGCAGGGTGCGCTATCTACGGTGCCAATGCCTGGCGGTGGTGCTCCTGCAGCAGCAGGGCAGGCGCCTCGAGTTCCGCCAAAGCTGACACTGGTTCCGCCTGGGGCCGCGCCATCGCCCTTGGCGCCGGCTGCAGCGGCAATCGCCTCGCCGGCCTCTCGGCTGACGCTTGTGCCAACTGGCGG